GTGTCCACAGGCGCGCCATATTAAAACTAACAAGCGACAAGCTCAAGCGACAAGCTCAAGCGACAAGCGAGAAGGGATAATATGAAAAAGAAAAAATGGACAAGCGAAGAGAACAAGCTAGCGTCAATGCTAGCGTGGGTATGTTGCCACGCTGATGAAGATTGCCCTAGCGAGTATAGAACAAAACATTTTAGACAACATCTAAAAGAGGCGGTAGACTATTTAGAAAATTCTGGGTGGTATGATTACAATCAACAAGCGAGCAAGCAGAAGGGATAAGTAATGACACAAAGAGATGACAAATACGAATATCCAAATGATCTTTGGACTACTATCACAGATGAAAATAATAAATTAATTGATATTAATTTAATTAGTGACGGTGAAAATAAATATTTTGCTATTTATGAAAGGGAAAATCCAAAAAAAATGGAGTTTAATAATTGTGTAGCACACTATAAATTAAAGGAGGGTGAATGACACAACGCGATGAAGGACACGACTACCGAGATAGTAAGAATAAAGCAGAAGCATATAACAGAAAAAAAGTCACTATAATTTGGGGGACAGATAGAGATCCTCGCAATAAAGAAACCTATCGATTTGAAACCGAAGAGCAGCTAAAATATTTTATGATGGGTGTTGATGAGGGCAACGGGTGGTTAGAGTACGAAGTAGAAGAATCATAATTATCTGGACATATACGATATATTACGATAAGAGCACAAGCTATGGGTCTACCTAAAAAACTTACAGAACGACAGATTAAATTTGCAGAATTGCTGGTATACAACGAGGGGCGCAAGAGCCCGAGCGAGTGTGCCTACGAGGCAGGGTATAAGACCAGACCGAGACAGGCTGCGAGCGAACTAAGGAATCCTAAGATTGCACCATTGGTTGTAAAATATATTGGTGAGTTGCGAGCAGAAATACAAGAAAAATACGGCATCACATTTGAGAAACATATCGGGGAACTAGCAAAGCTACGAGAGGACGCGCGAGCAAAGGGCGCGTGGTCTGCAGCCATAAACGCAGAAATAGCTAGAGGTAAAGCAGGTGGTTTATATGTAGATCAAAAGTTAGTCTTGTCTGGTAATTTAGATAATATGTCTGAAAAAGAATTAGAAGCTAAGATGAATCAAATCTTAGAAGATCACAAAACTTTAATTAATATTACCCCAGAAGAAGAGTTAGTAGAATCAAAAGAACTAACAAGCCCTGATAATCATTCAGAACAGAAATAAATCTACTAAACATTTTTCTTGGAAACTTTTTTACTACTGACCATTTGTTTATTATTGGTTCGTATTGCATTGTATACTCCTTGTGGATTGGGCCCACGCACTGGTGGTATCGCATTCCATTTTACGTTGGGCATATTTTTAGTTAGCGTTTTATTTTTCATTTATTTTTTCCATCTTGATTATACACCCAATTGGAAATACATTTCTATCACTAAATAATTCATCATTCTCTTCGTAAGATGCAAACGTCCAAATATATTTTTTATTTTTATCAAATAAATATGCGTGAGTTATCATTGTAGATGGTAATAAACCTAACGAATCGTGTGCTGTTGCGTGCCCGGAATCGCCCGTCGGATCGATCCAGGTGATTTTGTAGTAATAATAACGCTTTTTATTTATTATTACAGATTTGTATTTAGATTTTTTAGGACGTCTCATAATTCAATATATACTCTATAGGGGAATATTTGGGCAAAAAAGTTTTCAAAAAAACAAAAAAGGTCGCGCGCGCCGAGTACATCTGTGCCACCACATATTTGCAAAAAAGCCAGTAAATACGCCATTTGTGCCAAGCTGTGCCACCAAAAATCAACGCCGTGGCACACCTATTATTCGCTAATACCAACACTTCTAGCCTATTTTACCCACTGTGCCACCTGTGCCACGAGTTTTTTTTGATGACTGAAAAAAAAATTTGCCCAAAAATTCCACTATAGCGTGGCACATTAGAATAATTCTAAATTTTGTATCTTCTGGTGCCATTTTGTACTATCTTTTTTACCCCCCGCCCAAGTATCTGTATTCTGGCATAGGGTTTCCACGCTTTGCGCATCAGGTTTAGCTCTAATATAAGATTAGACCACTGTTTTGGACTGATATCTTCGCTTTGTATCACAACTTTTTTCATAATATTACGGGGTTTCCACTCTCGCTTTCACCCCGTACCCAAGGGATTCCATCATATTTTAAACGTTGTCGACTGCAACCGAGTCGTCTTCCTATCTTTTTTAAGAACAACACGCCAAGCTGCAGAACTATTTATCTTACCTATCAACCTGCTCTCTTGTAATTCTATTCTACCAATTTCATTTAACCCACCCTGATCGTTTTCCATATAAACAAAACAATCAGATATAGCGGTGCCTTTGTTGCCGTCTGAAAATTTACTTAATACTTGCTGTAAGTCTCGTAGTCTTAGACTCATCCATCCTCCTTGCCACATTCTTGACTAATTCGTGCCACTTTTGCTTCCACATCTCTTTCATCTCACCTTCTGTTTTATTATAAAGGTTAGCTATCTTGTTTAGTCTTTGCATCTCTTGCTCTATAGTATTCATCAACCCTCCTCAAAAAGTTAAATTTATATTGTTGGAACTCTTTACCCTCCACAACAAACTCTTGGTAAAAATTATCTTTACTACACATCATCACCACACCTTTGGTAATTTGTGTTTTGTAAATAAAATTATGTGCCATTGCATAAGCCGCTAACTGCAGACAATAATCTTCTATCCACTCTCTGCGCTTCGGTTTATTTGTTTGCTTGAAGTCTATGATTGCATCTTGTCCTTTGTGTACAGCTACTAAATCGGTCTGGCCTGCATATAATCCTGGGTAATACAAAGTGCATTCTGTGCCGTAGTATTCTGGTACATTACAAAGACCTTGTTCTATAACTCTAATGGCCATATTGTGAGCTTCTTTACCAACACTAGTTAGATCTACATAACCCTCTTCTAGAATATATTTCTCAAGTATCTTGTGCATCGCTGTACCTCTGGCCCCAGATTGGTCCACGATCCGCGTTGCCTCAAGCTCTCCCACTCGTTCTCGCCACGCCTTCAACGATTCGCGTTTCTCTTCTGATTGTGTCTCGGATAGTATTGTGGTGACACTAGGTAGTTTTTCTTTGTCATTGATATTATAATGACGTAAACCGTTTATCGATTCGCGGATAGTTTTTGGGTATCTGTATTTATTATTTCTTTTCATTTATATTAATTATAAAATAAGCAATGATAGTTGCTATAATGATAGCAATAAAACCCATCGCTAACATTCCAAAACCAAACATCGGTGTCATATTAATTTAACTCCATCTTCTAAATATAAATCACCCACTATTTTAGGTACAAATCTTCTACTTTTAAAATCAGTTGTCTCAGGCAACATTTTCTCATACCAATCCGGTTCTTTTACTTTCTTTAAATTCCACGCGTAGTATGATCCATCATTAAACTTACACACATACCCAGGTATTTTATTACCACAACTTTTAGTAATAAAATCATACTTAGTCTTTTCAATTAAAGATCCATTAAATCTTTCAGGGCCATAGTCTCTTCTATATTTTAATTCCATTATATATTTTTTATTTATATAATCAGCTTGACCATAGTTTGGATCTACTATTCTAACGATCGGATCTTTGTTAAAAATTTTTTCATTTAGTTCTTTCTTCATTGATTCTTCTTCTCTCATTCTAACCCCATTAGTTGTTTATATTCTTCGAGATGAACCACCTTACCATTCATAACTTTTAGTTTCTTTTTACCGTAGTGATCTATTATTTTTTGTATCTTAGCTAGTTTAACGTGAGCATATGGAAACAATAGACAACAAACCATAAACGCATCACGATGACTACAACGCCAACGCCATTGTTTTTTCCAACCCAATGTGTACTTTGTTTTATATTTTTTTTCAGTGACGGTACCTACACCTAACACTTCACAAACCCAACGTAGAATAGATTGTTCTGTCATTGCAATCTCTAATTTAATCTGCCAAGTTGGGTAAGGTTTTTTGTTGTGAGGACGCTTACGCATATACTGCTTGTATGATACACATCCCTCACCATCAAATAACCCTGCTATGTAAGCAACATCGGTGTCTGTCATTGCATTCTTGCATTGTCCACCACCTTCATTAGTTTCATATGTGTCTTGCCGTCTGACAACAACTCGCCTTCTGAATCACATACCTTACATTGTTCAACTTCAAAAAAATTTTTGTGTAAAAAGCCATTGCCCTTACACTCGTAACAAATAATCTTACGAACCGGAGTTAGCTTTTCCATTTTTATATCCTAACTTTTTTGCAGCTCTTGTAGCAAGAGCTTCGATTGTTTTACTGACTGTCAGTTCTGCATCGACAAATTTACCTGAAGCTAAAAAGCGCAGCTTTTTGTAAGTCTCGATAGGAACAGATACAGATTTAAACTTATTCGGATCTGCCATTTTCTTGTCCTCCTCTTATAATTTTACCTATTTTATTTTGTGTTTTTAGGTGTACTTCTTGAGCCATTTTTTGTCTTGATTTTAAAAGTTCAGGATCATTTTCTTCTTCCTCTAACTGTTCACTAGATTTAGGAGTTCGCATTACATAAGAATATAAAAAACTTTGTTCTTTATTTAATTCGTCTTTGTGTATACGATTAACTTCTTGTTGTACCCATTGTTCCATATCAGACATAAAGTCTAATTTAAAAAGCGGGTCCATATTATGATATAAATCATTTTTAATATTTACTTTAAAATCATTATTGTGATCTGATTCAATATTTGCACAATCGTCATCCCACTTTACATCTATTTTTATTGTTTTAGTCATATTTCCTTTCTTTGTTATTGTTTCTTCTCATATTATGGGAAATTACAATAATAAAACAAGTATTGCAAGTGTTATTTAATTAATATAAAAGAAAGATCTCTTCTCACACCTTTTGTTTGTTCGTCCCTTTCTTGGGACGGACAGACAGTTTAGAACTATTCTAAGTTAATAATTCAACCACAGGTTTCTTTTTTGGCAGGATTATGTCTATTTGCAGGCAGTCAAACTTAATATAAACATTAAACTCATTGACTCTTTCAGGACCCATTTCTTCAATTTTTTTGTAGGACTCTTCGTAACCTTTTAACATACACGTATAAGAACTATTAAAAGTATCTGGCCACTTGTATGGTTCAATACAAGTATTTGCTGCTGCAGAGCAAATGTACAAAACTAATCCAAATATTTTCATTTTCTTCTTTTTCTTAAAATTTTAACGTGTTCTCTCCAGGCCCAGGCATTTAATTTACCAGACCAACCCATCAACCATAAATAAAACTTTAATATCACCGGCCCTGGCCCCGGTATTTTTTAAAATTTTTTCGTTTTCTCTTGTTCATTTTGCAAAGACTGGGGTGACGCCCAATCGATGTTTTGTGATGCACAGGTTCGTGTGCTATAAAATCTTTAAACTTCTTCGCCATCGAAATACTTCTGTAACTCTGATTTTAAAGTATTAGGATGCATTGTTGGTATGTAACTTATAACTCCGTTTACGTGTTGCTCTAAGTCTGCACCGCAAGTCATACATCTAAAAAACTGTTTGGTAATTCCAACTAATAATGTGTGCTCTTCACAAGTAGGACATTTACCTGTCACCACTTCAGCTTTAAATCTGAAATTTTTTCCTGTCATAAATCTTTTTAGACTTTATTATTTTTTGTTTCAAGTGTCTAAGTTGTCTTGCTACAGGATTGCGTTTTTTATTGGCTTTTTTCATTACTCAATGATGAGTTTTTTGATACTCTTGCTACCATCAATATTGTCCTCTAATTCTGCAGAACCTTTCCAGCATTTGTAGGTTACAGACTCTGAGTATTGACGCTCCGCGTGCCTCTTACCGCGAAGGCATTCGGCCATTGAGCTTTGCAAACGTGCCTCCTTAATCTCAGCGTTTACAAACATAAGTAGGGCTACCACAGACTCTATCATTGTGAGCTCCCGTTTGTGTATTTCATTTCACGATTTGCATCTTTTAATTTTTCTATGTCCACTAAAACTTTATCCATTTGTTTTCTTAAAAATTCTATATTTACTTTGTTTAATGCCATTGATTCTATGTGTGAGTTTAATTTGTCGGTAGTCTTA